ATTGAAGTTGAGGCGATACTTTTGGTTAGGGTTGCTAATTGCTTCCTCTCCAGTGTATTGGAGTTGTTCAATTAGGTATTCGTGAGAAGCTTGGGCGAATCGCTTACGTTCCTCAGAATCTAGATAAATGTAGTTAACCAATAGGGTGCAATCTTGGAATGAAATTCCGAGACCAGTAATTGGTGTAGTAACTGCATCGTTAACAATTACACATTGATTGACGTTCTTGAACTCAAAGTCAACACGGACGTCGTGGTATTGCAAAGCAATCAATGGTAGGGCGAGACCATCATTGCGGCAATGGAAGAACATGAGTGGAACGAACAATTGTGTAGCTGGAATTGTTGGTGCAAGTGATGTCAATGCGGAAGTGTTACCGATCATTTGAGCATAACCAGCATCTTGACCAGGTTGGCGGGTAAGTTCGTGCCAAATGCTGAGCCAATCACCCCAATGTTTATCAATTCGTGAGCCACCAATGTTGAGTTCAACGCTTTCAATAACGTTGACACCAATTTGTGGTCCCCAGGCAATCAAACCACCACCGTTTGCGGCGAAGGTTGTATCTGAGCTAACATCTAGGGCTGGTAGGTGTAGTTTGAGGTACATCTTGGTAACGAGATCACCGTTACGGATGATTGGGCATGAAACTTTACGGCCGAAATTTACGGCTCCGTTGAAAGTCTCTTCAATAGCTTCAATGGCGAAGTTGGTGTGTCGTCTATAAACGACCTTGAAAAAAGTAATTTGTGGGTTACCGGTTAGGTAAACATCTTGCAAAATCTATATAGTTTCCTATATAGCCTGACTATATCTTAAGATATCTATTGATATCCGATTTCCATTTAGTCGATGAACTGCAAAGTAAATAATTTACTTCTTGGCTGCTGATTGCCCAATCTATAATATTTTCACTGTCTCCAAGTTATCGTCTTGGCCAGGGAATAATTTCTTATTCCCCTTAGTAATTATAGCTTTAGGGTGTTCCAGCAATTTGAAAATCTTGCAGACCATAAAATGATCTACTAGCAGGTTATATAATAGTATGTAAATTTTTAAAACATACTATCCCAATTATTTCAGAGCTTTTACAATTTGGTTATATTGGGAACCAAACTGTCTCCCCACTGTTGACGCCCAAGATGTGTTAAGCGCCATAGGCAACGAGTTGCATCAATCCTCCTCCCATATTATATTATATACTAAGGTAAAGATATTTTTTCTTTTTATTATTCAAACAAAACTAAACTATTTTCATCCATTTTGCGGTTATAACTTCTAATTTATCATTAATTTTAATGATAAATTAGTTTTACATCTAAAATACATCTGACTATAATTATAATACTAAAGTATTTCTTTTAAATTCCGAGAAGCGTATTCATAAAATTATCCAATTCGAAATTTTTTGAGCATTTTTTTGATAATTCAAATGACTTATTATTAATCATTTTAACACTCCATCCTAATTGTAAAGCGTTATATAAAACTATAATTTTTATTATGAATAAATATTTTTCTCGCTCGTTCATATATTTAAAACTATATATTTAAATATTTTGACAAAACGAATTTATCAACATCCATATTTAAAGAATATAATATTACTAATATTATTGATATACTATGTCAACGTTCAAGCAGAAGCCCAAGAAAAACGTTAAAAAATCAAGAAAAGATACGGGCATCACCCTAGATATGAAGCATATGGAAATGTTAAAATTCTTTGAAAATGAAAAAAATAATTTAAATAATTATAAAAAATTATTAACAAATTATAAAAATAAATTAACCGATCTAGAAAATAAAGATCCAAAACAATATACTAATGAAGATATAAAAAATAAAGCTAATCTCAAATCAGATATTGCTGAATTGGAAAATAAAATTAATTCCATTGAAAATGAAATTGACGAAATCGATTATTATTCACAAACTATTGATATCCTCGTAGATTATTATAATATTCTTGATGATAATGATCAAACTGATGATTCTAAAACATCTGCTAAAAGTCGTCCTAAAAAACAAGCCCAAATAATGGATTTTTTTGTAAAAGATCAACCAGTCATTTCCAAAACAAAAAATAGGGCATCTCTACTTGAAACCTATCAAAAAATAACTGAAAAAAAGTCAGTCACAAAATCAGATATCAATGGACCTCGAATTTGTGTCAATTGTAATATCGAAAAGATAATTACCGTTGCGGATGGTGCACATATCTGTCCAAATTGCGGTGAATTAGATGAACTAATATTTGAAAATGAAAAACCGAATTACAAGGAATTAAGTCAAGAAACAACGACAGTTTATCCATATAAAAGAATAAATCATTTCCAGGAAATATTAAATCAAGTGCAAGGTAGGGAATCAACACAGGTTCCAAATGAAGTTTACGAAAATATACTAATCGAACTTAAAAAAAGAAGAATTACTGATTTAGCTATTTTAACTCCTAAACTTATGAAACAAATTCTTAAAAAACTAAATTTTAATAGATATTATGAACATATCCCCCATATCATTAATAAATTAACAGGACTTCCTCCTCCAACTTTAACAAGAGAAATAGAAGAGAAATTTAGACAAATGTTTAAAATGATTCAAGAACCTTTTTCTATTTATTGTCCCAAAGAAGGACCCAATAAACGAAAGAATTTTTTGAATTATTCATATGTATTATATAAGTTTTGTGAGTTATTAGAATTGGATCATTTATTGGTTTGTTTTCCATTACTTAAAAATAAAGAAAAATTACAAGATCAAGATAGAATATGGAAAAAAATATGTAATCATCTCGATTGGGAATATCATAGCTCCTGTAATTGATATAAAGTTTTGTTATAATTATTAGTAATATGATTAGTTATAAAAGAGTTGAACAATTTGAAAGAACCCTTGAACAATTCCAATGTAAAACCACAATTTTACCTGACCCAATATATCAAATAATATTAAATAATATTACTGAAGATAAAAGAAATGATATTACTCCATATCAATTACATCAATTATTAAAGAAACAAAAATTAGATCAATATCTGGATTGTATACCAGCAATTATTAGTAAATTAACTAATAAAGATGTAACACCATTATTTAATGAAACTCAGAAAACGGTAATAATGAATAAATTTCACAATGTGAATAATTCATTTAATTTACTGATAAATAAAAACTTTTTCCCTTACGTATATGTTCTTTATAAAATATTAGAATTATTAGATTATAATGATTATTTAAAATTTATTATATTTAATTCTAATCTATGGGCTAATAAATGGGATGCTAATTGGAAAAAAATATGTGAACACAATGGTTGGAAATTTAATCCAACGAATTAGTTTGATATTATGATATAATAAATTTATATTATAATATAAATGCCAGGAGGCTTATTACAAATTGCAACCTATGGTACTCAAGATATTTTTTTAACCGGTAATCCCGAAATTACATTTTTTAAAACAGTATATAGAAGACACACCAATTTTTCAGTTGAATCCTACGAAGAACCATTCGACGGTATCATTAATTTCGGCGAAACTTTATACTGCTCCTTATCTAAAAATGGCGATCTCGCTTATAGAATGTATCTAAAAATAGATCTTCCTTCTGTTGCACTTCCTAGAGTATTAGATCAAACACTTGTATCAAATGCAACTAGCCAATTTCAAACTGCGACACAGACTTATCAAAATTTAAATACCTATGCTAATTTCGTATTCCAAGCATATAATTTAGTTAATACTGAATTACAACCAATCAATGCAGACCCAAATAATATCGCATCCGAATTAAATTACTTTTTCTCAGCAAGTATTGATACTATTGCATATAGTGAAGCGAAACAAAATGTTGCTCCTGTAATAGTTGGTAATACTGATATTCAAACACAGGTTAATAATGTTGTAGCAAATACTTCCTTAAATACTTCACAAAAATTACAGCAAATACAAAATGTAATAACTTCCATTAGTCTATATCTCAATAATGTCAATCAACAATACTTCCAACAATATCTAATACAACAACAGGTTTATAATGATGCCGTTAATCCAAATTCAAATTTCGCTTGGATCAAAAAATTAGGTCATTTTATATTTAATTATGTTGAAATTGAGATAGGAGGTGTTAGAATTGATCGTCATTATAATGATTGGGTAAATATATGGTATGAATTGAGCAATAATTACCATTTGAGAGATACTTATTCTAAAATGATCGGTGATATCGCCGAATTAAATGAATATAATAGAACAACTAAACCAATTTACAGTTTATATGTTCCTTTATATTTTTGGTTTAATAGACATAATGGATTAGCTCTTCCCTTAGTTGCAATGAGATATAGTGACGTGAGAATTATTGTTAATTTACAGAATGTTGAACAATGTGTGATTACTGATTATGATAATAGTAATAATGATTTAGTTGATATCATTAATCTCGATAACATTAGTTTATATATAGATTATGTTTTTCTCGATCAAGATGAAAGACGGAAATTCGCTCAATCAGTACATGAATATTTAATCGAACAAATTCAATTTGATTTATTTACTAGTTTTGTTAATCAAGATGTAACTTGTCAATTGGACTTCGTTAGACCATGTAAAGAAATTGTATTTGTTGCTCAAAGAGAATTTGTAGTTAATCCACTAGATTTATCAACTGATCCAGCTTGGCAAAATTATACAGTAAATCCTGTCCCTTATATAACCGATACTGCACAATCTGGATCTTTAATATCAATCACTTTAAGTACTGCATCTAGTAATACTAATAATTTTTATGCCACTTTTTACGTTCAAATAACGAGTGGTACTGGAGCAGGACAATTAACTCAAATTATAAGTTATGATGGAACTAGCAAAATAGCAAATGTTGCGGGTTGGACAATAGCTCCAGATTATACCAGTAATTATTCATTATTTCAAACCTATCCATTAGAAAATCCAATCAGCACAGCGTTGTTAACGCTTAATGGTGAAGATCGTGCCAGTATACAACCTGGTATGTATTTTAATTATGTCCAACCATGGGAAGCTCATAGTGATACACCCAGCAATGGAATAAATGTATATTCCTTTGGTTTACATGCTGAAGAACTTCAACCATCGGGAACATGTAATTTAGGAAGAATAAATGATATCAAATTACAGTTATCAATGACCGATGATTTTATGACAACATTAGATTCAAATACATTCGAAGTAAAAGTTTTCGCACAAAATTATAATATCTTACGAGTTATGGGTGGATTAGCTGGTCCTGCATTTAGTATATAATCATATTTTTTATTTCATTCATTTTTTCAATATAACTATCAAAATATTTATCAAACAATCCGAATACCTTTTTTATTTTATTATGAACTGATAAATAAAATAATACTTGGTCTTCATATATCATTTCCATAAAATCAATATTCGATATATTTGGTATACCACATTTTATAAAAAAATTCCTTCCTAACAATTTATATGCTTTTTTCAGTCGCATTACCATCTCATCCCTAAATATATTTTGATTATCTTTAGATGATGCAAATTTTAATCTCATAATAAAATCTATACTGCCAAAATTTGCATCATCTAGAGATAATAATATTGGGACGATTTTACTCTTAATATGATGAACACCTTTTAAAAAATTTTCTTCATTTGCCATATTTCCATATTCAATATTTTTTATTTGTTCCATAATCAATTTTAATTTACTTCTAAATTTATCTAGTTTTTTAATTTTTATAATAATATTTTTTAAAAATTGTTCTTCTTCATCTGTTATGTTATCATTTTTTATTGATTCAATACACTTCATATTGAATCCACCAATCGATATCTTATTTTTAATATTTTTACAACGCATTTATAAGATTATTTAAGACAATATTATATATTACTTAATTAAATGCCTGGTGGTTTATTACAATTAATTGCATATGGAACACAAGATTTAGTTCTTTCTGGCAATCCAACTGTTACTTATTTTAAAGCAGTTTATAGAAGATACAGCAGTTTTTCAAGGGAAGAAGTTGATATCCCGTTTAAAGGAAAAATTAATTTTAATAGTAAAGCTATATGTCAATTACCCAAAGACGGCGATTTATTAGATAGTGCTATTTTACGAGTAACTCTTCCTCCTGTAACATCTGTTTATAAATATACACCGACTCAAGAAGTAGCATTATTAATACAAAAAAATAATACTCAGCAATGGAATCAAATAATATATAATGACAATATCTTCAGGTTACAACAAATGCAAAATTACTTAAATATGACAATCCCCAAGTATCTGATTTGGTTAAATTCATCCTCATTCGATTCATCCAATTTCATTGTAACACAATATATATTACCGTTCTTTGATATAATGAGTTTAGAACTAAATACATCATTATTAATAGGTGATTCAAATGTTTATTATGCTCCATTATCATCTAGTAACTTAAATTACTTATTAAATGAAACATCGTTTGATAATGATTCAAATAATAATTTACTTAAATATTTTACTGGAACACAAGTACCTCTAAATTTTATAAGAAATTATTATAGTCCAAATATTTATCTGAATATTGAAGTAAATGCCAATTTAACTTCATGGGATACATTCTTTCCTTACAATTCATCCATTAATCAAACAGTTCTATTAGCCGGAAGTATCAATTTAATAAATGGTAGCACTGTAGTAACTTCCAATTCTCTATTTTCAAATAATTTAATAGGTTCACTAATAGCAGCTAATGGTGTTCCAGAAGGATCAATAGTTATATCATATACTAATTCATCTACTATAGTAATATCAAATCCAGCAACATCAACTATTACAACCAATGGAACTTTTACTTTTTTTAATGCATCTATTAATGTTTATGCAGGTAATCAATTAGTTACATCTAATGGATTATTTTTTAGTGGATTGGTAGGTGCTGCAATAAATGGTGAATATATTCCTTTAAACACATTTGTCGAAGCCTTTATTGATATAAATACTATATATATAAGTCAGACTGCTACATCTTCAGGAACTATAACAGCTACTTTCACCTATCCAATAACTACACCATGGTTAACCACTTATGAAAATCCATATAGTGGTAATATTTATTACGAATATGATAATAGAGCATGTTTTGTATATCAAGTTTCCGGCAATTCTTATCTAAAAGTTGCAAAATTAATTATGAATTCATTTAATGTAACCGATGGAACAACTTTTGCACTATGTTTCTTAGTAGAAGGAACTGTCGCAGATGTCACTAATGTACAAAATGTATTTTCAAATATTGATACAACAAATTTACCATCATATGTTCCTTTATCAATATCATCAACTGGAATTCCATTAAATGTCGCAAATATTATTTCAGTAACAGAAACTGAAAATTTGAATTTTGTTGAAAATGCAATCGGATATTTAGGTACATATGATGATCCATATCATAGTATCGTAGATTACTTATTATCTCAAAGTGTATTTAATCAAGAATTAACAGGAACAATATTTACTGGGAATAAATTTTTGAACTTTGTTTATGAAATAACAGAAGATAGCTTATTCCGAAGAATGTTGGTTTTAACTATTAATGATGATTTAAGTTCATGGAATATTAATTTATCCAACCCTAATCCCCCATTCAAATTCATAGATTATGCCTTACCGGTTTCTGGTGGATTGGGACAAAAATATCCTCTATTATTTTTTTACACTTATAGCACAGTTACCGATTTATATACTCAATTCGGATATGGTATTATCGTCAATCTTTCAATTGATAATTCCACAACAACATTAACTATTGGTTATTTAGCCGGAAGACCTGATATAGTTGATCCCACTCTATCCACTACACCATTTTATATATCAATAGAAGGATCAACTAATTTAGATACTGTTACTCCAGTTTCAATTTCATCCTTTGTTACAATTACAACATCCAATGGAATAAATACAATAAATAGTTACATTCATTTGGTTAATAATTATACTTTAACAGAGAACTACGAAACATATTTATATGATAGAATTGATAAAATGGTTCTCACAACATCAACTTTCACCAATGTGGATAATTCACAATATTCTCCAAGAGTAATTCTTCTAACATTTGTTGAAAATTTAACATCCTGGTTTAATCCTTTATCAGTTTATAGTACTGCGGATTTAACAACTACTCCAATTTTTAGCGGAACAATTACCTCAATTAATGCTGGAGTTAATTTAACGACAATAGAATTATATGTATTATTAGATCCCACAGTAAGTCTTGCTGGAATCAGTGAAGGATCATATATTGGTTACACTCGATCAGGTAATACTTATAGTAGTATTATAAGTGGATTCGCTATTACTGCTATAACAACAAATTATAATAACCAAACACAATATAATTTTACAATTACTGTAAATAAAAATATCACTTCATGGTTCTTAACATCTTTTATTTTATTCAGCGTCCAAACAGGTTTAATTGAATTACCTCAGGCTGAAGCAGTCTTAGAAATTAATTCAATCAATGCATCTAGTAATAGTTCATATGTATATTGCACCTATGTTGTTAGTGATAATAATAGTCTTACCAAGATAAATAATGTGGTTGTTAATTCATATGCATATAATTTAAATAATACTGCACAATTTTCTCAAATTAGAGTTGTTAATTTTCTAGAATATGATAATTTCGTTACATATCAATATAATTATAATAACCCTCCAGCAAATATAACCAATTCAAATTTCAAAACATTAGTTGAAAACAGTATGCAAAATTGTATGATAAGTAATCCAACCATATTAAGAAATATATTCAACCAATTATATAGTGGAGTAAATTATAGTTTTAGAGCTTTTGATGTAGTTGATCCTGTTACTAAAGAATTTAATGGTGTAACGAATGAATTCTTCAATACTAATAATTTAACAGCATTTTTGGATAATTTCTTATTGAATGTATTTAATCCACCTCCAACTTTTTATGAAAATGGTTCTTCTTATCAAACACCATACATTAATTTAGTTACTCAACAAAATGATACTTATTTGAATTATAACCAATTAAGTTTGAATAATACAATTGTTCAAGTGATTTCCAATACTCAATATAATTTAGCAGGAACTATAGCTCAAACTATTAGATTTTATAAGGGATCAGCTATTGCAGGTACTCCAGAAAGTTTCGGAAATCCAGACTATAATATCATTATTACATTAAATTCAAATTTAACTTCATGGGGTTCCCTAATACAATCTCCAAGTACTCTAAATATTAGAAGTACTAATACATCAGCTAACCAAATTTTAGCAGTTATTCAAATAGATAGTACAGAAATAACTGGTAATGTAACTACTATCAATTGTCATATGATATCATCATCTTATTCTATTGTAAATATAATACCTGGTAATTTCATATTTTCTAGTGATGATACATTAAATTATGTTATAATGAATGTTGAAAATTTCTATAATGATTACAGTAGTCGATTAAGTACATATCAATCGCTAAATGGATCATTTTTAGTAACAATTCAAACAACCTCATTAGTTGTAACTTCTAATGGTTTATTTTATCCATCACTTTCAGGAACGACTATAAGTGGGACAGGTATACCAAATAATACAATTGTTACAGCATTCTTAGATATAAATACAATAACGATTTCTAATTTACCAACGGCAAATATTAATACCAACGCAACATTTAATTTGACATATTCAATCACCATAACAAATAATAGTAATGTAGTAACTAATACAAGTGGAAGTTTTACAGTTTCATTAGTTGGTACAGTAATAAGTGCTACTGGTATTCCAACAGATACAACAGTAACTGAATATGTAAACGTAAATACAATAATAATATCAAATAATGCAACAGCTACAAGTGTTGGAATTAGCGCCACTTTTATGTTTATATTAAATTCAATACCATCCAATGGAACATGGTTTATAAATTATTTATTATTAAATTATTCAACCGAAGTCAATAATCAATTAATATCAACATTCTCTCAAAAAGTACAAAATATTACAGATTATATTTATAGTTCTGATGGCGAACTTAATGCTCCAATAACTAATATAGTGAGAAATGGCGATGGTACTTATCAATTAACTATTAATAGTAATTTAGCATTAACTTCATGGTTAACATATTTATCAGTTGGTAACGCAATCAGTATTAGACAAACCACAACAACTACTTATCGAATTGCTAATATGTCAGTAATAAATGTATCATATGGATCACAAACTATTATTAATGCATCACTCAATATAGAACAAAGTATTCAAGATGAAATTAACTATATAACTAAATTTATATTTCCAATAGCAGATCCTACCTGTGTTGCTCAAGTAAGATTAATTACAGTGAATGGACAAATTAATTTGAATATTGCTATGAATTTGAGTACCAATAGTACTTGGAATACGTATTTAGTAGTTGGAGGTACATTAGGTATGCAAGAGGGTACAGTAACTAATAACGTATCTACACCGGCATATAATTCTACAGCAGCTGGATATTTTGGAACTCTAACTATTGTATCCATCACATATACATATTGGGCAACCAATATTATATGCACTGGTGGAACTTTAACTAGAGTACAAAATAATAATGATTATTTACGACCTATTACAAGCGGAGTTAATAATATAGTTTCATTAATAAATGCATCAGATACAACAAATATAGAATTAACATTTTTTGAGAATATAGAAAATGGATGGATAAATGATTTAATTACAGATAATACATTTTTTATTCAATATAGTGGAGATTATTTTGATACATCCAAGGCTGATATGGTT